ACCTGCATCTTCTCTGTCTTCACCAAACCTGTGCGGTCAAGCAGTTCTTTCGCTGCAGCCATCTTGTCACGAATACCTAGTTCAGTTGGATCATATAGACCACCTACCATAGCCATCGCAGCCTTCGGCGCATTACGTGCCATATACATTTGAGTAGCCTCAAGTATCTCTTCTTTAAGACCCTTAACAATTTCAGCAGTACCAGAAGTGTCAGCATATCCAGCCAGTTTCTTTGCTTGCACAAGATCGCCGCCTGCTTCATCAAACAGTACGTCTAATAGTCGTTGTTGTTTCTCAGTTAGTTGTCTAGCCATTTACTTGCCTTTGTTTTGACATGCGCCTACTGCTTTACAGTTAGTAGGAGTAGGACATCCTTTGCACGTTTTAAATTCTTTCATTAGTCTATCGCTTTTTTTATTGTATTAACAATCATATCTAAAAAACCGCCAGATTGTTTATTGCCTTTACCTGTACCAAAACTAATACGTTCTGCAATAGATTGTTTTTTAGGGTTAGAACCAACATAATACGTCTGGCCTTTAGTACCCTTTTTGTGTTCTATATATCCCATATTAAAATTCTCCGTTATGCATTGCGTTAGCTAACTTCACTGCACGTGATTTTACCTGATTTGCCCACCTGCTGTCAAGCATTTCTTTTGCAGCAGCATCGTATTTTTCTTCGTGGATAGCATTCCACATTAATTCAAACTTACACAAACGTGGTACGCCCATGTTAAATGCCATATCCATTACGATAAGTTGACGTACACTGTCTAATCTGTCTACGCAAGGGTGCGCACGTAACAGTTCTTCTTCGACAATCTGCACGTCATTGGTTGCTAGATAGACCGCATCCGCTTCTGTAATGCCATATTCATATACATGGTCAATAGTTGGGATATCTAAATCATCTAGTTCTTCTTTAGATATGCCACGGTCTTCTAGGTTTCGTCCGATACCGATGGTATCAATTCCTAGTGTATCTTGATATACCTGTAACTTCAAGCCTTCATGCTTGATAAGTTCTTCAATAAAATGTTCTCTACGATACTTCATTTTATTTTTGCCCCAATTAGTAATTTGTTCTATGGTGCGATTACAACCAATACATCTAATACGTTCTTTATCTAGTACGCATATTCCCTTACAGGGGCTTTTCATTTACTGGAACGTGACTCAGAAATTCTATGATTAGACTGACCCGGATGTTTACCTTCGTGGTTCATCCACACGGCAAAGGCTCCTGTCATTGCGCCAGTTACCACAGATACTAAACCAGCCTGTGCTGCACTGGGTTCTGGTAAGGACATGAACCACTCGACTACACGCCAACTCATAAGCGTCATTACCAGCATCATAAATCTTGGTAGGAGTTTCCACTCAAGTATCTTCTCTGCAGCCATTATTTCTTTCCAAAGAATTTAGTCGCTGAACGAACTCCAAAAGAAGCCGCAACGATAACTCCAAGTGAGTACTGATACCATTCAGGCATTTCGTTGAGTCTTGCGAATCCATTTGCAACTACATCTTCCATCCCCGGCACGAATGCTAGTATAAGTGGGATACTAAATAGAATAGTCAGCCACTCGTCTTTCCACGAGTTAGCTGATCCTCTAGCCATTTCCAAGTCCCAGTCAATCTCGCCAGTAGCTTTTTTCTGCATGACGATAGCTTCTGCTTGTGCTTTAGCTACCTTAGTCTGTGCGTTAGCTTTTGTCTGTTCGACTTTGCCTGACATCCATGTGCCAGCAATTTCTGCAAGTGGTCCTATGAGTAGGTTAAGCATTATCGTCCTCGTCTGAACTGTGCAGTTTTCTTCTGTATCTTTTTAGGCTGCTGGACGAACTGCTGACCAGCACGAGTTCCTTCTCTTTTAGCACGGGTGGTAGCGGCGTATTCAGATGGCGATAACGCCTTGATAGCAGCCGCTGGAAGGTAACGCTCACCTGTTTGTCCTGACGGTTTACCACTCTTGGTTCTCCAGTCTTGCTTAGTCCAATTAGATAAACTTTTTTGTGATGGCTTACGTGTAGACATAGATAAGTTATACCACTTCTATTTTACTTTGTCAAGTTAATTATTTAGGTAGGAACACAAATGCTAATAAGATTAGACCCATAGCTACACCAGCTACTATACTCACTATTCCTGTCATCCTTACGTTTTCCATAAACTCTTCTTGCGCACGTTTAGCTTCTCGCCTAGCTTGCGCCTGTGCTTCTTTAGCTTCCTGTATTCGCTTGGCTCTTTCATCCACGATAGTCTTCCACGTGCCGGGGCCAAACCGTAAGTCAACTAGCTGCCGCATCTCTGCAATCTTCTCTTGTGCTAGTTTAGCATCAATCATTTCCTGTGCTACAGTTTTGATGCCGAACTGATCACCTATACCAGCACCTGACTTCTTAGCACGTTTTTGTTGTACCTGCTTTTCACCTTCAAAGAGGTTGTCTATATGACTAGCAATCTCACCGATATCGTTAGCTGTCCCTATGGCACTTTTAATGCCGTCTACTGCACTCTTTACAAGTGCTATGCCTGCTAGGGTTTCGGCAATCATGTTGGTTGGTTCCTATTTAGGTTGAGGTCTACATACTGCAGTTATATTTAATCGTCTACCATCCCCCACTGGAACAGATTGTTGTCGGGACAATCTTTCAGCAAAGTATAGGCATCTATCCATGTCTACAAACTTCTGTGTTCTATCTATTACATTTGCACCTAAGTACACGTATAGTACGAATATAATCACTTGCCGCCTGTTAGATACTTCATCTCAGTTTCAAGAACAGACACACGCCGTAGTAAATCTACAATCTTATCCATGTGCATACTATTGCTATTAGCTGCTTCAAATAAACCTTCGATAGCTTCGTTATTACGCATTATGTCACGCTTCATGTTTACATTCTCTTCAATAGCCATACGGCTAGACATCTGCTTAACTGTTTCGTCAAGCTGTGCAATAGTCTGTGCTTGTTGGCTAACCCACCAAACACCACCAGAGATTTGTAACACCATTGCGACTACAAGGGCTATAGGCAATTTAAGATTTTCCATTAGTCTTTATACCCACCACCGGCTGCTTTATATTCACGTGCTAACATCTGTGCCTTACGTGCTGACCACTGACCCGGTTTACCACCTTTGCTGCCAGCTTTAATCTTCTCAAACAAACGCTTTCTTAGGGCTGGCTTAGTGTAGTTGCCAGCCTCATTAACTCTACTTTTGCTTTTCGCTTTACCGCCCTTTGCATAGCCAATCGCTCCAGCCTGTTTCGCTTTCGTTCTAGTTTGTGCGGCTTTCTTTTTATCGGCGGTGTTAGTTGTTGAGACACGTGGCATCTCCTATCTCCTATCGGGTCGGATCAAAAAATTCTTCAGCAGCAACGACTACAGTAAGAGTATCTACTGTATCTGCTGCGACAATAAGTTTATCACCTTGGTGAATATACAGAGGTTTATCAATAGTAAACACAGACTCTGAACCCTTACCTGCTACGGCATGAGAAGAAAATAAAGTATATGTTGTTGCTGAGTCAGCCTGATAAAACTTTAACGTGTAATTACGATTGCTGCTATCACTGTTCGTAATCATTAAATGTTCTATATGAGATGAGAAGTTACTAGGCACAGTGTACACATCCGTGTCACTAGTCGTAGTTAGTGCTACTGCGTGTGTTACAAATTTAGAGCCGCTTGAAAGTACGGGCATAGCTACTCATTCCAGTCTAGCACATCTCTGTGCTTTTTCCAGAACCAGTTACCAATACGAGTAAACGGCTTGCCAATATTAAGCAGGGCTATTGCAAAATGATGAACGAGTTTCTTCCTCATTTCTTTTTCGCCATCCCGCCACGCATCATCTTTTTCTTAGCTACAGCACCACCACGCATCATTTTCTTCTGTGCCATCTTAGCCATGCCACCGCCACGCATACGCTTTGGCACTGCACCACCCCGCATCATCTTCTTTGCTACTTTAGTTTTACCCTTCATTTCTTAATCTCCGTCTGTCTATAACTAGCGATTGATACACATCCTTTGGGAAGTGTTTGTAGTACCCCGACTTTTCCAGACTTAATGCTGCATCGTCTAGGGTAGATAGCCTTTGTACAAATACCATGCAGTAGACTAGGCTGTTATCTGTTGCGTCCTCATCAACTAAAAAGTCCAGACCTGCCTTCTCAGCATCATAGTCTGGGTGGAACACCATGAGGTGCATATCTTTACCTGCAATAGATAGTGCTTCGTTTACGCCATCACACCATCCGTCTAGGTATTCCATGTCTGGTAGATACTGACTAGCCCACACAACTATATCATAATCGTGTGACTCAAAGTCTGCCACTTCTTTAGCTAGTCCATCCACCCCTGTGTTTATGCTGAATACAACCTTGTTATCTAGCCATGCTTGTTTAGCGTAGGGGCAGGGCGGTAATCCATTAAGCTTCTTGTTAGGTATCTCAAGGAACTCGTTAGACCATTTACGTATGTCAGCTTCAACGGGGTGCATTACGACTTTGTGATTTTGTTATATGCTTCTGGGCTTGCAGCTTTCAATGCCTTCAGGCCGGGGTTATCCTTAACCATACCACCTGCTGCATACATATGTTCCTTTTTATTTGACATACCACCACGCATCATTTTAGCTTTCTTCTGCCCCTTTGGCATCTCAGCCATGC